AATGGAACTCACCCTCGACTTACTTGAGCCGTACTTAACGATAGAATCTGAGCGGTCCATCAAGGCCGCTAACGAATACACAAAAGATGTACTAGATCGGTGTATGCTCACCGAGCACCTGAGTGGCGTAAAGCTACCTTGGGGTTCACCTGACAAGTTCCGTTTACGTAAAGGTGAATGCACTATCCTGGCCGGGATAAACTCCTCGGGTAAATCCCTGGTCGCCGGACAGATACTCCTGAATGCCATGGAACAGGGGGAGAAGTGTCTGTCTGTCTCTTTAGAGATGAGTCCTGTTGCACAACTGGTCAGGATGTGGCGTCAGGCCTCCTTACAGCTTAAACCAAGCATGGACTTTGGTCTGGGCTTTAACTACTGGTGTAAGGATAAGCTGTACTTCTTCGACAAGATGGGCAGCGTTGATCTTACAACCCTCATGGCCAGCATCAGGTACAGCCAAGACCATTATGGGACTAGCTTTGTTCTTGTCGATTCCCTGATGACTATCTCAGGCATAGCTAACGATGACTACACCGCTCAGAAACAAGTGGTCTGTGATCTGGCTGATGCCTGCAGGGAACTGGACCTGCACGTTATCCTTGTTTGCCATGCAAGGAAATCAGGCAGCATCAAGGACCGTTTAGATAGATTTTCAATCAGGGGTGCAGGCGAACTGGCAGATAGGGTAGATAATGTGTTACTCTTAGGTCGTTACTACTCTGACCGCCCTGACGAACCAGATGCCTACCTCAGTGTTTCAAAGGCCCGACATTGGGACATGGGAGAACAGGACCTCGACCTCTTCCTTGACCTGGCCTCCCTCAACCTTGTGGAGGAAAACCAAACCCCAAGAAAAATCGAGATGGATGATGACAACTGGCCCAGTGGAGAAGAAGATGAAGGATCAGGCCTGGAAGAACTTTGAAAGAAGGGTAGCCAAGGTAACTGGAGGGGAAAGAATCCCCATCATCGGTAGGCAGCAGTTAGACATCCGACACCCGTACCTTGGTATTGAATGCAAACACAGGAAGTCCATTCCTAAGTGGCTGTTCACTGACGCATGGAACCAGGCCGTCCAGGGTTCAAAAGGAGAAGACCTCATCCCTACCGTGGTGGTAGGCGAACGAGGAACAACTCAGACCTTTGCAATCTTGAAACTCGAAGCCTTAGTAGAACTCTTGGCCATGGCCCTCGATGAAGATCATGTAGTAGATAGAAACGCTTTAATTTTATGAGTGCAACGACTAGCTGGTGTGGCTCCCGTGCTTTCTAGTCGGCCCTCCAAACCTCAACGGGAGCAACCCTATGACATTTAGAACCACCCTCGGTGAAACTGTTTTCAAGCAGAAGTACGCCTCCAATCAATACGAGCAATGGGATGACCGAGTTAACACCATTGTCAATGACATCTGTGGAAACAGGAACGGAACAACCCACCACATCATGGCTAAGGGGGACCAGGACCACCTGGCCCACGTCATGTCCAAGTTTCAGGTTATCCCTGGGGGAAGGTACATCTACTACGCAGGTCGAGATCCCTCGGCCTTGTTCATTAACAACTGTTACCTCTTACGTTTAGAAGAGGATACGAGGGAAGAATGGTCCGCAGTTACACAACGAGCAATGAGTTGCCTGATGACCGGAGGTGGAATTGGCATAGATGTAAGCGTTGCCCGTCCCAGTGGACGCCAATTACGGCGGACGGGAGGTGTTGCCAGTGGCCCGATTCCACTGCTGTACACTATAAACGAGGTAGGAAGGAACGTGATGCAAGGTGGGTCAAGACGATCCGCTATGTATGGAAGCCTGAACTGGCAGCACGAAGACGCCAGACAGTTTATGACCCTGAAGAACTGGCACATGATGCCGATAGGGACCAGTGGGATGATGATCTCTGAGGCTAAGGAACAGGACTTTAACTACCCTGCTCCTCTGGACATGATGAACATCAGCCTCAACTACGATGACGCCTTTCTCAACGCCTTGGAGAAGAAGGAGTTACCGGACATCTTCATGCAGAACTGCAGGCAGGCCCTGATGACTGGAGAGCCTGGCTTTAGCTTTAACTTTGGAGACAAAGAAAATGAAACACTACGAAATGCCTGCACAGAAATCAGTTCAGAATCTGACAGTGACGTGTGTAACCTGGCTTCGGTCAACATGGCTAACATTGAAACGATTGAAGAGTTCAGGGATGTGGTCCAGGTTGCGTCAAAGTTTCTTGTCTGTGGTACGCTACGAGGAACCCTCCCCTATGAAAAGGTTAAAGTGGTCCGGGAGAAGAACAGGAGACTCGGGCTAGGTCTGATGGGGTTGCACGAATGGCTTCTCAAGAGAGGCCACACCTATGGCATGTGCGACGAACTTAAACGATGGCTAAAGGTTTATAAAGATGAATCGGAACATGCTGCCAACGAACATTGTGATAGATTTTTTGTGTCTCGGCCTAGAGGCTATAGGGCTATTGCTCCGACGGGGACGATTTCAATCCTTGCTGGAACTACCAGTGGAATTGAACCTATCTACGCAGTTGCTTATCGCAGACGTTACCTTACAGATGGAACCAAATGGAAGTATCAGATTAGTATTGACGGCACTGCCGAGTCTCTTATCAGAGGAGGAGTCGCCCCCGACAAAATTGAAACCGCACTAGACCTTGCCGCCGAGCCAGAGAGGCGCATCAAGTTTCAGTATGACGTGCAGAAGTACGTGGACCATGCCATCTCCAGCACCCTTAACCTACCCTCCTGGGGGACTGAGTTAAACAACGAAGGAACCGTAGACAAGTTCGCCCATACTGTGGCAAAATACGCACATGGTTTGAGGGGGTTGACGTGTTACCCGGATGGTTCCAGAGGTGGCCAACCGATCTCCACAGTTCCCTACGAAGAGGCAATCCAGAAGAGAGGGGTTGTCTTTGAAGACAACTCTGATGAACAGTGCTTGACCGGGGTATGTGCGATATAGATCTCCAGAAAAAAAGACGGTGGGACAGTAAGGCCTACCGTAGTTTTGTGGCTACGCTGCCCTGTGCTAACTGTGGTATACGGGATGACACCATTGTCCCTCACCATTTAAGGCACAGGTATTCACCATACTCAGGAGGTGCTGCCTACAAGGCATCGGACATATTTGTAATGCCTCTGTGCTATACCTGCCATGACAAGCTGCACAACGGGGACAGGGATGTCGTAGACTGGCAGGCTGAATTCATCTTCAAGACGCTCGATGCCGCTACTCGGGCAGGAGTCCTGGGGGTCCTATGATCTCAGACGCAGAGGTAGAGAAGGCCATAGACTACATCAGAGACAACTCAGGCGCAGCCGCCAAGGCCAAGGCTGATCGACTCCACCTTGAGATCTTCAGGAAATCAAAACATGCTATTTTGTTTGGTCAGTCCCCAGAAAAAACAGTAGCCGCATCTGACGCATGGGCATACGCCCACCCAGAATACCTTGAATTATTAGAGGGATATAAGGTTGCAATCGAACAGGATGAGAAGTTAAAATGGCTTATGGAGGCCGCAAAGCTAAAGGTAGAAGTCTGGCGAACCGTCCAGGCAAATCAAAGGGCAGTGTCTTTCTCATGACCCCCCAAGAAATTATGCAGGATGAGGAGAACGCCCAGGGTTGGGCGCATCAGCAAGAGATTATTCAACGTCAACTAGAGGAATCTAAAATGGCAACATTCGAGCAGAAGGACAACGAGGGAGCACTGTTTAAGGAGGAGGACAAGAAGAGTGACCGTCACCCGGACATGACAGGCAAGGGCCTGATCGCCGGGACCGAGTACCGGATAGCGGCCTGGTCCAACACCAGCAAATCAGGGAAGAGATACCTGAAGGTAACCTTCTCCCTTCCACAGGACAATGGAGGCCGTAACAACGAGGCTGACGATCTCCCGTTTTGAGCGTCCACACAATTGAGTACTCCGACGGTAGAAGTATAGAACTGGAGTTCGACCCCAAGAAGCACTACTACATGGTGGACGGGAAATACGTCCCTGCCACCACTACGGTGCTTGACAACATAGCCAAGCCTGCGCTGTTGCCGTGGGCTGCCTCTATGGGAGCCAGGTGGTTCCTGGACAATACGTCCATGGTCCCGGAGCAGGGAGACAAGGCACCGTACCCGGTCTTTATGGATGGTAAGGGTCTCGATGACATGGCCAAGGGCATTCGTAATGCCTTCAGGAAATCTAATCGAGAGGCAATACAGATAGGACAGGACGCACACCAGTACTGTCAGGATGCCATTGAGTGGAAGTTAGGCCAGAGTAAAAAGATCCCATCCCTCCCCAAAAATGAACTGACAGCTAACTCTGTTAATGCGTTCAGGAACTGGGTCAAGGAGCATGAGATAAAATGGTACGCAGCCGAACTGAAGGTCTACAACCGTACGCATAAGTATGCTGGTACTGTGGACGCAGTCGCAGAGGTTGATGACGAGTTCTGTGTGATTGACTTCAAGACATCCAAGGCTGTCTACTCATCACATCACCTGCAGTGTGCAGCTTACGCAGACTGCGTCGAGGACATCTACGGTAAGGATGTAGATTGTTCCTATGTGCTCCGGTTAGATAAAACCTCTGGTGAGTTCGAGGCCGCCAAGTCAACGGAGATGGCAGAGAATCTCAACGGTTTCCTGGGGTTCCTTGCAGGCTACCGGAGGATCACAGCACTGGAGAACAGTAATGGCAGGTGAGTCTCACACAACGGAGGCCCTTACGGGGATGCTCCTGTTCCACACCTCCTCTGCCGCCGCACTAGCCTCTCTCCTGGCACACCGTGGCGACATGGTAGAGGAGATCAATGACGCCCTCGACAGATCAGTGAGTGACGCTAAGAGTGTCGCAGAACATGCCTTGTGGGAAACGATCCGGGACTTCTTTAACCCAGAGATATATCAGACTGGTGCCCCCAAAAGAAGTGTAGAAGGGGAGAACATAATCCAGTTCCCTGATGACGTAGCATGAACATAGAACTAGAGTGGTACGAGGCCGAGATGGCCACCAAGGTTGGAATGGCCCGTGCCTTCTCTAGTTTTAGGGCAAAGCATGACGCCCATAAGTATGGTCTTAAAGAGGGAGAGTTTAGTTTTTTTGAGATGGATATCCGAGGAGCGGTTGCAGAGTGTGCGGTCGCTAAAGGATTAGGTATGTATTGGGATGGTAGTGTCGATACCTTTCACGATAAGGCAGACATTGGGGATAACATCGAGGTGCGCTCTGTAAAGGACACACAGAGGCAGTTGTTGGTCAGGCCTAACGACCCTACCGAGGGGAGGATCTACGTGCTTGTCGTAGACCTGTGGAGGATGGGGACCACCCCGAACTATATAATCCGTGGGTGGTTACCAGGGGAAGAGTGCAAGGACAAGAAGTACGAGACCGACTTCGGGAGAAAGGACCGGCCACCATGCTATGGTATACCGGCCCAGGACCTGAAGCCCATCGAGGACCTTACGTTGGTGGTTGTTCGATAGTCAGGAGTTCCTTTATACCTAAAACATTCTTAGTAGGTATATACCAGAGGTTCCCCCAGTAGTCTTTCTCTTTAGTCATGGCCAAGGTAGTCCACTCCTTGGTCTTCTTCACTAGAAGCCCGTACGTTTTTGTTGGTATTGACTCAGGCTTATACTCAGCCCAACTGGACTCCGTGTAGGCGTCTATCCAGGAGACCTCTACTATTTTGAGTTCTTTTTCTTTTTTTCCAGTGGTCCGGGGAGTATCCACCCGAGCACCATTGGGGCTATGAATATCAGTATCAGTAACCATCCACCCATCTCGACCAAGGACCCTAACAGGGACCAGAAATTATCAGGAGCGCAGCTATTCATATTGGAATTTGATGTTGATCCAACCATCACCTCCGTTGCAACGTCCGCCACAGCTGCAGTCG